GGTGGCGGTGGCGTCGTTGGCGGGCGTGGCCTCGACCAGCTGGGTGACCTGGCCGAGCGTGTTCAGGTACTTGTTGGCGATGTCGGGGTTCGCCGAGATGTCGATGAGGGAGCCGTCGTTGGCGGGGAACTGGGCGGACCCGTTCAGCTGGACCACCTGGCTCGCCCCCGTGCCGGCGTTCAGGACGGCAGAGGTCCCGAGGCCGAGGTGGGCGCGGGCCTGCGTGGGCGTACGGATCGCCCAGGCGCCGGCCACGACCCACAGGCTCTTGTCGTTGTCCCCGGCCCCGACGACGGGCAGGTTGCCGGAGCCCATGGCGACGCCGTCCAGCTGGCCCTTGTTGACCGCATCCTGGGCGTCCACACCGTCGGCGAGGGACTGGATGCGGCGGCTCTCGCCGTCCCACTGGCCCGTACCGACGTTGAGCTCGAGGCGCTCCGCCGCCGTCATGATGTCCAGGGTCTCCTGGGCGATGTGGAGGAGCTGGAGGGAGTTCCGGTCCAGGTCTTCCTGGCGGAGGACGGTCAGGTCCTGGAAGTCCACCAGGCGCTCGTCGTCCCCCGCGGGGGTGGAGCGCACGACCATGATGGTCTCGCCCCCGACGATGGCGGGGCTCGAGAGGGTCAGGGTGTCATGGTCGTCCGACACCGTGAAGGTGGCGGGGGAGCCGTCCACCGTCACCGTCAGGTAGTCCGAGGACAGGAACTCGATCGTCAGGGCGTAGGCCTGCTGCGCGGCGACGCCGACGATGGTCTGTTGGGAGTACACGGGCTACTGGCGGGGTTGGAGGAGGGTCTGAATGAGCTGCTGCGCGGGGGCCGCGGTCGGCTGCTGGGTGGAGATGTCCTGCCCCTGGCGGAGGCGGGTCCGGCGCTCCACGCGCGACTGCTCGGCCTGGGCCAGCTCGGGGAACTCGCGCAGGAGCTGCCGCCAGGCGGTGGCCCGGTAGTCCTCGATCCGGTTCTGGACCAGGGAGATGCGGGGGCTCTGCTGGTCCTCGGTCGAGTCCGGCGTGAGGCGCTTGTAGTTCGTGCTGGTCATGAGCTGCCGGAGGGAGGCCCGGAGGTCCTTCCCGCCCAGCTTCACCTTGCCCTGCAGCTCGAGCCAGCGGTCGTAGGCGTTCTGCCCGTTGCGGCCGATCACCTCGGTCAGGTCGAGGGCGCCCCGCGTGCGGCGCGGCGGGGTGAAGCCGTGCTTGAGGCGGGCGAGCTCCCGGTTCACGACGTCGTCCGAGACCTCCCGGTAGAGGATCGGGACGAAGGCGTTGAGGATGGAGGAGGCTTCGCTGCCCAGGCTCTTGGCCCGGTCCACCGGCTCGCCCAGCATGTTACGGAGCGGGGGGAGGGAGTCGCTCGCACCGGGCCACCGGGCGCGCATGGCGTCCATGATGCCGCGGACCTCGCGCATGTGGGGGTCCACGACGGGGACGACGGCCGCGAACTGGCCCGGGACGAAGGAGGCGGCCAGGGTGCGCATGTAGGTGGGGAACCGGCGCTGCGGGTCCTGGAGGGCCTCGAGAGCCCCGGCCAGGCCGGACAGGTAGGTCTTGTTCGTGAAGTTCGTCGCCAGGGCCACGGCGAAGCCGTAGGTTGCGTCCTCGACGGCGCTCTGGTCCTCCGCGGCGGCGTACTTGACGTAGTTCACGAGGTCGGCGGCCGTCCCCATGACCGTGGCGAACGGGTCCAGGCGGGCGTAGGAGACGTACTTGTCGCCGATGCGGATGGAGTACGGCTGCCAGCCGGAGGCTTCGAGGATCCGGCGCTGCTCCTTGTCGGACGGGCCGGCGCCCGTCAGGAGCGGGAGGCCGTCGTCGCCGGTCTCCGCCGCCTTGGTGATGACGAGGGTCGCGGTGGACATGCCGAAGGCCAGGCGGCCGATGGCGTCCGCCTTCCGGCGCGGGCTGCCCGAGAGCATGTCACGAACAAACAGGTTCTTCGAGCGCTCGAGGTTCGCGGCCAGGCTGGGGAAGCGCTTGGCGGCTAGGAGCTGAGCCACGCCGCCGAGGGCGCCCGTGGTTCGCTCGTGGGACGCCTTGATCAAGTTCACCGGGGTGCGCACGAACGGCATGACCAGGCGCAGGTAGGGGTGCGCGATCACGGCCTCTTGGATCCGGTAGGGGATCGTGCCGGGCGTCAGGGCCGCGGTGAACGTGGCTTCCTCCGCTCGCTCCTTGGCGGCCGTGGCGATGCTCTGGAGGCGCGAGTGCTCGGGGGACTCCGCGGCCTTGCGGACGTACTCCTGGGCGAACTCGTCCACCGCCGTCTTCGCCGTGAGGCCGCGGCGTGCGGCCTCCTCGACCCCTTTCTTGTAGAGGACGGCCTGGCCGTAGAGCTGGCCGCGGTGGAACAGCTTGTCCATCTCCGCCGCGACAAGCTCCCCCACGGCGCTCTTCGGGATGGCGGGGTTCTTGAGCAGCTCCTTGGTCAGCTGAGTGCGGGCGATGGATCGGGCGTTCAGCTGCTGGAAGAACTGGTCCGTGACCTGGAGGGTCTTGCTCGGCCAGCGGGTCAGCTTGCCAGCCCAGTTGATGGCGGCCCCGTGGACGCTGTCCGAGTCCGCCCCGAACGCCTCCGCGTTGATAGCGCCCGAGCGCACGTCGTGGATGTCCGACACGAGGGACTTCGGATCCAGGACCTCGCCCCCTCCGCGGAGGGAGGCCATGGCCGCCTCCCACGACTCGCGGGCCGAGTGGACCAGGTTGCCGATCTCGGCGATGCCGTCGGCCATGACCTCGCTGTTGCCGGTGAGGAGGCCGCCGGCGATGGTCTCGAGGGGGCGGTACACGGAGGCCAGGCCGTTGGACATGGCGTTGACCACGATCGTGGTCGGCCGGCCCAGGAGGCTGTTGTACCAGTACTCGTTCAGGATGCCGAACGCGCGGCGGCCGGCCACGCCCTTGGCCATGTCGATCCCGCGGGCCGCCCGGGTCAAGTCGTCCGGAGCGCCCTGGTGGAGGATGCGGTACTTCTCGGCGAGGGCCATGGCGCGCTTCCGGCCCCCCACCTCGTGGAGGGCGGCGTCGACCTCTTCGCGTCCGAACAGGCCCGGCTTGAACTTCACCGAGATGCGGTTCGCGCCCAGGCCGCGGCCCTGCTCCCCGAGGAGGGACTTGACGCCCAGCTCGAGGTCGTTCAGGGTGCTCAGGGACTGCATGAACTCGACCAGGTCCGCGTCGCTCCCCGTGGCCTTGAAGGCCTTGTCGGCCAGGCGGAAGGTGTGGTCGCCGTAGGCCTGGAGGGCGGTCTTGTAGGCCAGGACCCGGCGGTTGAGGGCGGTCAGGTCCGACACGTCCTTCTGGAGGGAGACCATGAGGCGGTGCGGGTTCCGCTCGCCTACGAGGTCCGCGAGCTCCTTGAGGCCCGCCTCCTCCTGCTGCTTGAGGGTCCGGCGGGAGGCGTCGCCCAGCCCGCGCAGCGGCTCGAGAAGTTGCTCGCTTGCGCGCAGGAGCTGGAGGGCTCCGTCCGGGCCGGTGTACCGGGACAGGTTGAGGTCCGTCTTGAGCATCCCCTGGGCAAAGCGCTCGGCCTCGGTCAGGTTGCGCGGGTTGACGCGCGGGTCGAGCTCGAGGATGCCGCCGACCTCTCCCTCGAGCGTGGCCTGGCGGCGCTTGGCCTCCTGGTAGAGGCTCTTGGCCGTCGCCTCGTCCACGTCGAAGGAGCGCAGGATGGCGGCCGGGTCCGGCGCGGCCTGGGGCAGCTTGATCTGGGGCTCCGGGTCGGGGACCGGGCGGGTGGCGTCGATCGCCTCCGGCTGGGCAGGGGAGCCGATCTCGCCGGGCTTCGGGTCGCCCGGGTCGTAGTCGGCTGCGCGCCGCCAGGCGTCGTCAACGGCCTCCGGCGGGACGACCCCGTCCACGAGGGCCTCGACCTCCGCCTCGGGCAGACCCTTCGCCCGGGCCTCGCGGCCCACGCGGAGGCTCTTGAGCCCGAGCATGGTGAGCTCGGTCAGGGCGCCGACGCCTAGGCCCTCGAGCACGTTCTTGATCCGGCCCTCGATCTGGGAGTCGTCCTCCTTGGCGGAGAGGTACTCGGTGACCGGGTTCTGGAGGAGGGGGAAGGCCTGGATCAGGTTCGACAGGCGCTCCTCGTGGCCGTCGAAGACGGCGAAGTCCGCGACCGCGCCCTTGACGGCGCCCTTCACGAACGGGGCCAGGCGGCCGAGCTTGGCCGTCCACCCGAGGGGGAGGAACCCCGCCCCCACGAAGCCGGCCCCGAAGTTCGTGATGCCCTCGACCAGGCCCCCCACGGCCGTGCGGCTACGGCCCAGGATGCGCTCCTCGTAGTCGGGGAGGGCGTCGAAGGCGAGAGTGTCGGCCAGGCCGTAGAGGTCCTGGACGGCTCCTTCAACCCCCCGGAGGGGAGCGAAGGCCACGTCCCCGATCGACTCGAGCAGGGAGAGGTTCGGGGCCTCCTCCTGGGGCGGGGTGCTCGGCAGGAGCTGGGGGCGGGCCGCGGCGTTGCGGGCCTCCGCGGCGCGAGCGATCTCCTGGAGGGAGCGGGCCATCAGCGCTTCTTGTGCTTGAAGTACTCGATCTGGCGGAGGCGCTTCTGGGCCTGCGCCTTGGAGCGGTACGTGCCGAAGGAGCGGCCCGTGGTGTGGGACACGACCTTGTAGCCCTTGGGGGTCTTCCGGATCATTGGGTCCTCAGGATGGCGTTGTACTGGGCGTCCTCCCACTCCTCGCGGGCTCCCGCATCCTCCGGGTCCAGGCCAAGTCGGCGCAGGAAGTCCGGGTAGGCGGGGTCCGACAGGAAGGCGTGGAACGCCTCCGGGGAGCGGAAGAAGGGAGTCGTGTACGGGGGGAAGTTGACGTCCGAGATGTCGAGCACGATGGGCGTCAGCCGGTCCTGTAGAGCCCGCATGGTCTCTTCGTAGGCCGGGATGGTGATGCCGTGGGCCTTGAGCTGCTTGTGGACGTCGATCTCGCGCAGGACGGCTTCCGAGTCCGGCGGTAGGATCTGGACCCTCCCGGCCAAGACCGCGGTCGCGTCCACGCCCATGACCGAGAGCATTGCGGCCCCGGCCTGGTTGCGAAGCGGTCGCGGGGTGCTCGTGAGTAGACGGTAGGCGGTCGCCTCGACATCGGCCCGGGTAGTCGGGCGGCTGAGGATCGGGTCCCGCCCGGACATCCAGTTGGCGGCCTCTTTGTAGAAGGAGGCGGGGACGTCGGGGCTCGGGTTGGGGGCGATGTCGGCCGGACCGAGATGCTCGCGGAACTCGGGGACGGAGAAGCGGACCCCGAGGGCCTGGCTCAGGGCCAGGTCGTTCTTGAGGTCGGCCGCGGCCTGGGCAGACTCCGCGGAGCTCTCGCCCTTCGGGATGCCTGCCTGGATGCGGGACCGGCCTCCGGGGAACAGCTGGTCGGAGACCTCCTTCCGGGTGGCCTGGAGAGCGGCGCGGGAGCGGAGCTCGAAGGTGGACGGGCTGGCCTTCGGATCGCCCAGGAAGGCGTCCAGCTTCTCCGAGTAGGCGTCGCGGAAGCTCTGCTTGGCGACGTCGAGGGCGGTGATCTGCTCGGGCGTGGGGGACACTCCGCCGAGCTCGGCCTGCCACTGCTGCTCGAGGAAGCGCTCCTCATCCCGGTAGGCGTCCGACTGGAAGAAGCGCTCCCGGGCGGCGATGGCCTTGTCGTTCTCCTCGCGGAGCCCCTGGGCCTCCAGGAGCGTCAGGGAGCCGTTCGCCAGGCCGGCGTCGATCTGCTCGCGCGAGTCCTGGAACCGGGAGAGTCGCTGGCGAACGTCCACCTCGAGCTGGTCGCGGCGGGAGCGGATGTCGTCCTCGAGCTGGCGGAGGATCTGGGAGTCCTGGGCCTCGCGGTCCTCGAGCCAGGTGCGCACGAGGCGCTCCCGGTCCGGCTGGCCCACGGTGCTGCGAACGAAGGCGGCGGCGTCCGTCTCGAGCTTGCGTTCCAGGTCCAGGGCCCGGGCGTCGAGCTTGGCCTGGATCTCGCCCGCGAAGCCCTGCGGGCGCTCGGAGCGGTAGCGGCTCTTGAGGGCGGCGTACTGGCCGTTGTTCTCGAGGAAGGGACTGACCGAGCGGCGCTGCTCCAGGTCGCCCAGGGCGGAGGCGTAGTCCGAGCCGTTCAGGCTCCCGCTGGCGAGGGCGCCCTTGGCGAGGGCCTGCGCGTCCTCGAGCCGGCCGTCGGCCAGGAGGACGTTGAAGTCGTTGATGACTTGCTGGTCGCTCTGACGGTTGGCATCGACGTGGCGGGCGAACTCGTACAGCTCGTTCACGACGAACGCCCCGTTGCCGCCGAACTCGCCCGTGGCGTCGTCCTCCTGGAGGAACTGGCGGGCGAGCTGGTCTGCGACCTGCGTCACACTATGTCCCTCCTCGCGGGCCTGGAGCAGGAGGCGCACGTAGCGGGACTCGCCCTTCTGGATGGCGACCTTGCGCTCCGCGTCCGTCTTCTGGGCCTCGCGTACCCGCGACTCGCGCTGGTTCTCGCGGTACTTGTCCAGCATGTTCTGGAGGCGGAGCCCGTACTCACCGCGGTCGTCGCCGAGGCGCACCCCGCCGATCACCAGGTCCTCGGCCGCGTGCACGGCGCGCAGGGTCTCGTCCGCGTCCACGGAGGCCAGACGCTCGAAGGAAACCTCCAGGGCGTTCAGGACGAGCTCGCGGGGGTTCTGGACGTTGTGGCCGTACACCTCCTGGTCCAGGAACTGGGTGAGGGGTGCCAGCGTCTCGGAGTCGATGACCTGGTTGGTCGCCACGAGCCGGTCGAAGCGCGATCCGATGTCGCGGGCCAGGTCGGAGCGGTAGGTCTCCTCCTGGGCCTTGGCGAGGTTCATCCCGGCCCGGGTCCGGAACTCCTCATCCACCTGGGCCTTCACGCCGATGGCTTCCTGCTGGCCGTAGAAGCCCCCGAGGGCCGGGCTCTGGGAGATCTTCTCCCACTCCTGGGCGAGGATCTGGTCCGCGGAGGGGGGCTCCACCGGCTGGCCGTTGGCGTCGCGCAGGGTGGTCGTCTCGTTCATCCGCTGCAGTACGCGGTCCCGGTAGCTGGTGACGAGCAGGCGGGCGGTAGCCCGCTGGCGGCCGATCTGCCAGTAGGGGTCGGCGGCGGCAGGGATGCTCCCGTTGCGCTGGAGGAAGTCGAACTGCTCCTTGAGCCACTTCGAGCGATCGTCCGCATCCTTGATCGCGGCGGCCTCTTCCTCGAGCTGGCGCACGAGGTCCGGGCGCTCGATGGCCCACGCCTCGCCGGCCTGGATCTTGCGCTCGGCGTCCCGCTTCGCCTCCTCCTGGAAGTACCCCTGGAGGGTGTTCGAGATGGGGGAGAAGTCGAGGAGCGGGGTCCGGATCTGGCCCGGGTCCGCAAAGCCGTCCACCGGGGCCGCGATCGGCGTCGGCCGGAGGGTCTCCTGGAGAGCCTGGACGGGGTTGCGGCGGCGGGCCATGTATCAGACTCCGGCCGGGCGCGAGCCGAGGTAGGCGTTCGTACCAGCGGCGACGACACCGAGACCGGTGGTGATCCGGCCGGCGTTCGTGTCGAGCGGGCCGAGGAGGAGGGAGGGCTTGTCGACCTTGAGGGCGGCCTTCTGGCTCTTCTGGATCTGGGCGACCGAGGCGGCCAGGTTGGTGCGGACGGACCGGACCCCGGTCAGCTCCTGGCGCGCGAAGTCGGCGAGGAGGGCTTCCACCGAGCCGCCGGCCGTGCCGGACTCGACCGCCTGGAGCTTGGCGGAGCCGGCGGCGGCGCGGGCCTGGGCCGTGAGGCGGGCGATGTCGGCCGCGGCCTGCTCGCGCTGCTGGAACTCGCGGATCTTGAGCTGGGCGTAGGCGTCGATGGCCTCAGCCTGGCGGGCCTTCTGGACCTCCTTCTGGTACTCCTTCTCCTGGTTGGCCTGGCTCTGCTGCTGGTAGGCAGAGAGGCCCGCGCCGATGACGGCGACGGCGACTGCGACAACGGTGGCGTCACACATGGGGTCAGATCTCGAAGAGCCAGAACGGGCGCTGTTCGTGGCCGAAGGTGGGGTCGAGGTGGACGAAGCGGGCGCCCAGCCACTCGAGCCACCGGATGTGGGTGTGGTTGCGGGCGTCCACGTAGTTCGTGAGGCGGGTGAAGGGGTGGCGCATGCGCTCGAGCTCCTCCCGACTCCGGCGGAGGAACTCGCGGCTGTGCGCTTCGATCTCGGGAGAGCCGAGGAGCCAGGGGGCCCCCAGGTCCGGCTGGCCGGGGACGGTGGCGACGCCGAAGAGGGCGATCGGCTGGCCGTTGGCGAGGAGGGCGCGCGGGTGGCGCGTGACCTCCAGGGCCGTGTTGAGGGCCTCGAGCGGGGCCTGGCCGGAGGCGGCCTGGCACTCGGCCACGTCCTCGGGGCGCAGGCGGGGGGCCAGGTACTCGGCGTCCTCCAGGGCGGCCGGGTAGACGACGAGGCGGTTCACAGGGTCGCGGCGCGGGCGCGGTAGCGGATCTCCCAGCGGCCCGACTGGACGAAGCTCGGGAAGGGGGACTCGTTCACGAGGGTGCAGTCGATCTCCTTGGAGTTCCCGATGATGAAGAAGGACGCTCCCCCAGTGTACAGGCCCAGGGTGCCGGAGAGCAGGAGGCCCGTTCCGAGGCCGGCGGCCGTGAACGTCTCGGTCGTGGTCGGGCGCAGGTCCCGGGCCACCGAGCACTTGAGGATGGCCGTGTCGGCCAGATACAGGTGCAGCTGGTGGACGTCCACGGGGGCGCCCACGCGGGGGACGAGGCCCTGCTCGCGGCCCTCCTGGACGACCGGCTCGCTCAGGACGACGCGCATGTCGAAGCGCTCCCCGATGTAGAGCTGGGCCGCGGAGAAGTCGTCGGACACGGTGATCGTGTTCGAGGTCTGGGCGATGATCGGAACCAGGAGCCCCGAGGCGCGGTCGACCACCTGCATCGTGGCCGTGCCGGAGATCGTGTAGGGGAGCGTCAGGACGGTCTCGTCCGGGCCCCCCGAGTAGACGGCGGTGACCTGGGTCTCGTTCAGGCGGCGGTCCAGGAGAGCAATCGGGAGGCCGTTGTCCTCCTCGAGCTCGGTGGTCGTGGAGAGGGCCTCCAGGTGGACTCCGTCCGAGCGCTCCACGACCAGGCGGGCGTCGTCGCCGAGGAACCCGATGCCGAGCACGCTGGCCCCCGCGTCGAAGGTCCACTTGAAGGAGGCCGACTGGAGGAGGCTCTCGTCCGTGGCGTAGAAGGCCTGGTGCACGCCCAGGCGGGACAGGTCGGCGTCCGTCTGGATGAGGGTCAGGTTCGTCAGGGTCGAGTGGGCCATCCGCAGGCCGGCGCCGGGGTGGTAGCGCGGGCAGGCGGTCGTGAGCTCCTCGACGGAGAAGACGGTGGCGTCCTTGACGAGGGAAGCGAACAGGAGGCCGGTGAAGGCGCCCGTCTGGCGGGCGAAGAGGATGCCGCGGTCCCATCCCACGGGGCGGACCTGGGGCAGGTTCTCGAACGCCCTGACGGGCGCTAGCTGGGCGGTGGAGGGGGACAGGACCGGCTCCGCCAGGAGCTCGAACTGGTCGCGCTCGCTGATGATGAGGCAGCGGTCGGCGGTCAGGCCCACGTTGCGGAACTTCCCGCTGTTCTGGATGCCCGAGCTGATGTCGATGGGGTCCGTGTCGAGGAGGCTGCGGACGGTGGTCCGCCAGAGGTTGAAGATCTCCTCCGCCTCGGACAGGATAACGTGGTCGTTCGTCAGGAAGCCCAGGCGCCCGCGGTACAGGAACATCTCGGCGATCTTCTCGCCGATGAACGAGGGGGCCGGGTTCGAGGTGTCGTCGCCCACGAGGCGGTCGTCCCACGGGCAGGGGCCCACGTCGAAGTACACCTGGCCCGGGATGGTGGTGATCGTCCCGGCCGCGTCGTCGATCAGGCGGCGGACCCGATGGGGGAGCGTGTCCCCGGGGAGGGTGATGGGGATGCCCGGGGCGGGGCACTCGACCCAGTGGCCCTTGTAGAAGTTGTCGGCCTCGAGCTCGAACTTGACGTAGTAGTCGTCCTCGACGCTGACGGCGTCCCCGATGACCTTGGCCACCGGATCCGCGTTGTCGGGTAGGACGACAGGCAGGTCGGTGAGGTCTTTCACCTCGCCCCCGTCCGAACGGAAGGCCACGAGCAACGTGTCGCCCTGGCCGTCGTGGGCCGTGACGTCGTTGAAGACCTCGGTCCCGTCCACGAGCTGGAAGGCCGAGCCCACGGGCGTGCTGGCGATGAAGAAGGCCCCGGCCGTGATGGCCGTGCTCAGCTGGGTGGCGATCGTCTCCGTTTCCGCCGTCGTCGTGGTGCCGGGGGTGTAGGAGTAGAGGCGGTCCGGGCCCCCGGCCTTGCGGATGACGACCGTGTAGGGTATGTCCACCTGGCCGCCGACCTTCACGAAGACGATGGCCTTCTGGTGGCCGAGGCCGTCGTAGCTCGAGCCGGTCACGGGGCCGACCGTCTGCTCCGTGTTCAGGATGAAGGTGTTGTCCGCGGCGGTCAGGGGGCGGAACAGGTCCGGCCGCGTGTACAGGTAGCTCGGGGCGGTCTGGACACTGTCGTGCACCCGGGCCCCGAAGAGGAGGGCGTTCTTGTTCTCGGGGGTGGCCGCGTTCGTGTGGAAGCGGATCCGGAACTGGCGGGCACCGCCCGCAGCCAGCCAGCCCGGCGGGGGGAAGCCGGCGGAGGCCGTCACCACGATCACGCAGCGATACCAGCCGTTGCCGTGGTCCTCGACGTAGGCCGAGACCGTGGACCCGGTGGTGATCGTCGTGCCGACCGTCACGACGCCCCCGGCGCTGATGTCGAAGCGCGCCCCGGCGTAGTTCGTGAGGAAGGGGTCGTTCAGGAGCATCAGCTCCACGTCGTTGATCGCGGTCGCGTTCTTCTTCACGAAGACGGAGGCGACGTTGTAGACGGAGAAGAGCCCCGCGACCTGGTAGATGTCGCTGATGCTCGAGACGGCGTCGTTGCCCACGAGGGCGACCGTGTCCGAGGTGACCGCGCTGGCGCTCTGGAAGCGGCCGAAGCCAAACGGCCCCCGGCCCGCGACGTAGGAGACGACGCTGTTGCCGACGGCCGAGAGCCACCCGCCGCCGAGCACGAAGTCCTCGTCCGAGGTGAGCTCGCCACCCGCCCGGCGGGGGTTCAGGTACGAGATGGGGGTCCCGCTGCCGACGGCCCCGCGCCCGACGTCCGTCGAGGTCCCGTTCCACTTCACCGGGTACTCCTCCCCGGTGTCCGCGTTGAACGCCCGGAGCCGGCGCTCGCCGATGAGGAGCTGGTAGCGCTCAGTCTCGTCGCGGCTGATCAGGTGGGTCTGGATGACGGACTCGAGGCCGGTCACCAGGCGCCGGATGTGGCGCGAGCCCTTGCGCTTGCCGAGGCCGTTGACGACGTGGAGGATGACGTTCTCGGCCTCGGTCACCTGGCCGGGCAGGCGGGCGGCCGGGGGCTGCTGGCTGACCCCGCCCAGGAGGTGGGGGATCGGCAGCTCGTGGAGGGGCACCTAGATGCTCTCGAGGTTGTCGAGGGGGGACCGGCGGCGCACGATCTGGCGGATGCCCGGCGCGTTGAGGAGGTTCACGTCGTGCGTGTCGAGCTCCTCCTTGGCGAGGATCTGCAGCGCCCGCGCCTCGTCGTCGGCGGAGAAGCGGTACTGCTGCGGGTCCGTGATCAGGCGGGCCTGGGTCGTCCGGCCGGCCTTGATCGTCACGTAGTGGCGGAAGGAGTCCGGCGTGTGGTCGAAGTCCAGGAGGCGGACCAGGTCGACGCGCACGTCGCCCACGGCGGAGAAGTCGTAGGGGTCCTCGTCGCGGCGGGCGGCCAGCTTGTCGTACAGCTTCATCTCCCCGTCGTCGGGGTCCACCCGCATGGCGATGTCGGTGCCGTAGCTGCCCCAGGACAGGCGCTTGGCGTTGTCGACGCGGGCCACGTCGTCGGTGAGGAAGACGTCCCCGTTCACGTCCGGGGTCAGCTTGACGCTGTACTCCGAGTTGAAGTGCCAGCCGATCAGCTGGACGTGACGGTTCTGGAAGTCCAGCTCCGCGAGGGCGATCGCCGCGTCCGGCGACAGGTCAGCCGGGGCCAGGCTCGAGACCGGCATGCGGCCGAGCATCCGGAGGATGGTGTTCACGGCCTCGAGCTGGGTGAGACGGGCGGGCATAGGGCGAAGCTGGTGAGAGGTGCCCGCCCCCGGAAGGGGGAACCGGGAGCGGGCGGGGGAAGGTCAGACGGTCGTGATCTCGGCACACGCCTCGGGGCGCAGCCACGACAGACCACAGATCTTCTTGGCGAGGACGAGCGTGGACTGGTACTCGATCATGTACTCAGACTCCACCGACATGCCCTGCATCTGCAGGGACGCGATCGCGCTCTTGTGGAACGCCACCGCGACGGTGTTCTCGTAGTGGCCGGCAACCACCGCGCCACCGCCGTTGGCGTTGGCCGGGGCGGAGCCGCCCGAGTAGATGTTGAGGCAGCCACTGAGGTTGCCCGCCGACAGGTCCGTGCCCGGCACGTGCGTGCTGACATGGATCTGGAAGCCGGCCACGCGGAAGACCGTGCCGTCAGCGAAGTCGCCGTTCGAACCCTGGTTCCAGTCCCGGTTCAGCAGGTCGGTCTGCTGGACGAGGTTGGAGTAGGCCTGCGGGGAGACGATGACGTGACGGTCCCGACGCGGGACGAACTTCTCATCGAACGCCCGCTGCAGATCGAACAGGGTGGCCACAGCCGAGGACCCGTTCGTGTTGAAGTCGGCGTCGATCCGGCGGATACCGGAGCGATCGTTGTCGGGACCCGTGGCCGTGATGAGCGACGCGGAGCGGGCTCCGTTCGCCACCATGAGCAGGGCACGACGGTCGTACTCCTCCGCGACACCGCGACCCAGCTCTTGGGCGTGCATGGAGCGCACGTCGTAGCTGGCCCGCAGCTCGTCGAACTCGGTGATCAGCGACGGCGCGATGAGCGGGCCGTCGACGAACACTTCCTTCTCCGCATGCTTGATGCGGTTCATGAAGGCCGAGTCCTGGAGGATGTTGGTGATGTCGGCCGAAGCGTCGGGCAGGAGGCCCGCCGCCGCAGCACGACCCATGACAGGGAACTGGGCGCTCTTCTGGCGGGACGCGGTACGCGACATGACCAGGGGCATCATGACGTTGTACTCGTCGAACGCCTCGAGCACTTCGTTGGCGAAGAGTTTCAGGAAGATCGTCGAGGCAGCCGACTCCGTTGCGAAGGAGTTGTTGACGCTACCGGGACGAGAGAGCAGCGCGGAATCAACCACGGATGCGCTCCTTGGGGATACCCTGTCAGGCCGAGGGCGCCTGCGCAGAGTCTGGGGTCAGAGGGATGGGGAGTCCGACTGTCCTCGTAACCTGGCTCGAGTCGCTGACCGGTTGTCCGCCGTAGCGGGCCGCGGACACAGACTGGATCGTAGGTGTGTCGTGCTGGAAGCCTCCAGCGGGGTGTAAGGGTGCTCCCCTACTTGTTTGCGCGACCGTCCATGGTGGTCCGCGCAGGCGCCGGGGAGCGGGCGCCGTTGTGCTACTCGACGTTGCCCAGGCGGGTGACCTGGATGTAGCTGCCCGGGCGAATCGTGCCCGTGGCGCCGGCCGTGTGCCAGGCGACGTGGAGCTCGAGGACGCGGGCCGACGTGACCGTCAGGAGGACCTTCGTGTGGAAGCCCGTGCTCGAGGCGCTGAGGAGGACGGCGCCCTGGATGGCGTCGAGCTCGAGGTCAGGCGTGGCCGCGGCGGCCTGCGTCAGGGCGACGCCGAAGTCCGAGTCCGTACCGCCTTCCTGGAGCAGGAGACTCACCTCCACCTCGTACACGCCCGGCTCGAGGTTGATCCGGTCGTTCGCGTCGTCGAGGCTGATGCTGCCCTGGGTCAGGCTCAGCCCCTTCGGGGACAGGGCCTTGCTCGACTGGGCGGCCGAGAGGGCGATCTTGGAGCCCGCAGCGGGGAAGGAGCCGGCGGCGACGACGGTGGGCGTGACGGCGGCGGAGAAGCGGTGGAGGAGCGTCGTCGGGTAGACGGGCTCCTTCGTGAAGGGTTCGTACTGGCGTCCGGACATGGGAGTGGATCAGGCTTGGGGTTGGTCGGCCGCGGCGGCGCTCTCGGGGCTGGAGTGAGAGACCCCCCACGCCTTGAGGACATCGCCCGCGGCAACGGCCAGCTGACCGCGGGAGAGGGACTTTACGGAGTTCGTGTAGTGCTTGCGGCCCCGCTTGCCGAGCAGGGGGACCAGGGCCTGGGCGAGGGCCCCGAGCCCGAGGGGTTCGAGCAGGTCGGTGAACGGGAGCGCCCGGTGGCGCAGGATCTCGCTCTCGATGGCGGCGAGCTTGGCCTCGGCCTCCTGGTCGTCCAGGGGGCTCGGCGTCTTCTGGGCCTCCTCGAGCTCCTGCTGGGCGGCCTCCCAGCGCTCCACCAGGGGGAGCGGGTCGGACGCGACCGGGGCTCCGCTGCAACTGACGAAGGCCATCGCGCAACAGAGCAGGATGGCGTAGGCGGCGAGGATGAAGGCGAATCGGCGCATGGTTACTCCCAGCGGCTGATGGCCTTCACGGCCCAGCTCAGTGAATTGTCGAGGGACTTGAGGGCTTCGTCCTGCTCCCACGAGGGCGGGATGCTGGACACGATGTGGCGGGCGAAGAGGCGGGCGTGCTCGCGGATGGACTTGATCCGGACGACCTGCTCCTCCGAGAGGGCGGGCACGCCGGAGTCGCCGAAGCGATGGTCCACGAGCCCCTTACTCACCTCGTCCGAGTAGTCGGTCGGTGGCACGTAGGGACTCACTACAGGATGCCCAGTTCCTGGGCGACGCGGAGACGATCCTCGACCTCCGCCCGGAAGGCGGGGTCTTCCTTGTACCGCTTGCTGCGGACGGCCGACGAGAGCTCGGCCTCGGACTGGAACGGGGTCACGCCCCCGTAGTTGCCCTGGGGCTTGCGGCCCGCGATGACGCGCGGCGCGCGGCCAACCTCGGCCTCGTACTTGGCGGCCAGGCCGTCGAGCGCGAGCTGGACCATGTTCGGGTTGCCCGAGTACACGGCCGTGTTGAAGGCCTCGATGTCGCGGGCGGGGAGCCGGGCGCGGGCCCACTCCTGGAGCTCGGCCACGGCCTGCTGCCCGCCGAGGCGCTGAACGGCCATCTCGAAGGCCTCCGACCCCTGGCGCTGCATGTGCTGCACGTGGCTGTCGATGTAGCTCTCGGGGAGGCCGGTCCGCTCCACGAAGGCGCGGCGCGTCTCGGGCGAGACGTTCCCCTGCTGGGCGAACTCGAGGCTCATCTTCTGGACGAGGTCCGTGGCGGCCGGGGTCACGTTCGGCTGGGGCTGGCCCTGCTGCGGGTCCGCGGGGACCGGGAGGCCCATCGAGGGGACCGGTTGGGGGCTGGGCTGGCCGTCGGGGGGGATCCCCGCGCCCATGCGCTTCTCGAGCTCGCCGTAGGCCCGCGCCATGTCCTCGGGGGACTTGAACTTCTCGGGGAGCCAGGCCGGGCGCTCGCCCGTGGGGGCCGGCTGCTGGGGCGGCGTGCGTCCCGTCACCGTCGTGATCGTCTTGTTCTTGCCGGCGAGGATCTGTACGGCTCCCTCGATGTCAGCGGCGACGCGGTCGGAGGACGGCGTCGGGTTGGAGTCGGGCTGCGAGGGCGGGACGGAGACGGAGTCGACCATGGGCGGTTACTTGGAGGGGGGGCCGCCGCCCGCGGGGGCGAGGCCGAACTGTTGGGCGATCCCCGGGCCGACCTGGCGGGCGACTTCCGGGGCCATGCGTTGGAAGGACTCCAGCATCTGCTGCTGGCGCTCCTGCTGCGCGACCTCTTCCTCGGTCCGGAGGAGGCCCGTCGTGTCGAGGCCCGCGGCCGTGAAGATCTGGCCGAGGAGCGTCCGCACGTTCAGGAAGCGGTTGAGGTTCTCGGGCCCCACGACGGCTTGCGCTGCCGTGGTGGCCACGTTGATCCGAGAGAGCTCCTGACCGCGCCCCAGGGCCTCTACCCCGGTCACGATAGCGGGCCGAACGGTCCCGCGCGGCAGGCGCTTGATCTTGCGCTGGCGGGTCAGGATGTGCATGAACAGCTCCACGAGGGGGAGCTGCAGCTCTTGCGAGAGGACGGAGAACACGCCGCCCAGGGTGGACTCGAGTTCCTGGGCCACGTAGCGGATCTCCTCCGCGGTGACGCGCTCGGCCTGGCGCTGCACGGCCGTGTTCAGGAGGAAGGCACGCTGGAGGCGCTCCTCGATCCGCTGAACCGTGGCCAGAGCGACCTGGAGGTCCGCGCTCTTGTTCGTCTGGAGGGGGGTGACATCGCCCGCCCGGCCCACGATCGCCGCCCCGTTGGAGGCCCGGTTGAGGTCATCCGCGACCGCGGCGCCGGCCGGGTCCACGAGGAAGTTCAGGCGGGCCGCGATGGCCGCCCCCTCCACGATGGCGCGCATGAGGCCGTCCAGGGAGATCAGGTCCCCGATGACCTCCTCGACCATCCCGCGACCGTAGTCCTCCCCGTCGATGGCGGCGTACCGCAGGACGCGGAAGGGCATCAGGTGGGCGGGGAACGACTGGACCCCCGGGACCATGCGCGCCCCGATCTCCTGGTCCAGGTAGTACTTCTCCTCCTCAGCGTCCCACTTGACGCGGGTGAAGAGGGCGATCGTGTTCTGGTGGCGGCTCGAGTCCGTGGCGTGGTAGCTCGTGCTCGTGTCCTGGGGCTCGGTCTCGGAGGGCAGGCCGCTGGCCTCCTCGAGCAGCTCGTGGAGCTCGGGCGGGAGGTTGTCCCGGTCCAGCTCCTCCTTGATCACCAGCTCCTCGAGCCACCCCATCGGGTCCCGGCGGGTGACGTACTGCTCGATCGTCAGGACCCGGCTCTTCCCGTCCTCCTGGACGTGGTGGCAGACGTTCCCCGCCACGATCAGGTGCTTGAGGGCCTCGAAGATCTTGACCCGCTGGCCGGACACCTCCAGGGCGGAGGCGATGGCGCGCTCCATCTTGGTCAGGCTCTCCTCGATCTCGGTGCGGACCTGCTCGCCCGCCGCGTCGAGGGCCTCCGGGTCCGCGGGGACGAGCCGGAAGAAGGGGTTGGTCGGCGGGAACAGGGACAGCATCAGCTTGCTGGCCAGGTTGTTCACGCCCTGGGCCCCGAGCCCCTGGTAGGGGGTAGGCAGGGAGCTGCTCGAGTGATGCCCGAGCGGGGGGATCAGCGAGGGGATCGTCAGCCGGGCGGCGTCACGCGCGCGGCGCAAGAAGGGCTCCCGGAGCTCGACGCCCCGCTGGTACGCGGAGGCCGGGCTCTCGATTGCCATGTGCTACTTGCTCTTGGTCGACTCGCGGTTGACGTTGGGGCCGTGGTTGACGCCCGTCCCGATGCGCAGCTGGGGCGCGGCCGGGGCGGAGGGGACACTGGTCGGGATCCGGAGGCTGCCGAGGTCGCTGACCCGCTGGTTCCGGATGGGGGTGGGGGAGTACACCTGGTCGGCGACCGCGCCGCCCCCGGTGGGGGCCGAGGCGTGGCCGAGGGGGGTGTAGCGGGAGAACTGCTCCCCGGCGGGCGAGATGTAGTGGTAGCGGTAGCTGCCGTCAGAGAGCTGCTCCGTCCGGACCAGGCGATTCCCCGCGATCGTGCCCGACCCCTTGGGGCCGCTGTACTCGTAGGTCCCCGGGGCGCTGTTCTTGCTGCCCGCGTTGAGGGGGTTGATGGGCGCACTGGGCAGGGGAGCCCCCGGCGTCCCGTACAGCTGCCCGTTGGGAGCGCGGTGCGGATCAGGCGCGGTCGATACGGGCGTTCCGTCGGGGTTGAACTGAACGCGCGTTCCGTCAGGGTTGTACTGAGGAGCGAGACACATGGTCGCGGAGGAGGGAGATGATGTCTTGCCGGCCGCGCTCGCGGGCCAGCTTGAGGAGGTCGGGGACGTCGTCCTTCCCCCACATGGGGAAGCGATCCGGGAACAGAGCCTCGAGCCACTCGACCAGGCCGGGCGGGATCGGGGGCGGGCCCTTCTTGAGGTCAGGAGGGGGCATGGCGGAGCTCTTTCAGGCGACGGCGGATGTCGGCCTTCTGGGCCAGGCGGGCGTCGTCCCGGCGACCGGGCCGGCCGGGGACGTAGGACAGGATGAGCTCGGCCTGGGGCTTCTTCTCCCGGAGCCAGGGGAGGACCTGGGCGAGGACGGTCCGGGCCCGGGGGCCGGTCAGGGTGACCTGGTAGCGGGGCTTCCGCTGGGTCGCCTGCTTGGCGAGGGTCCGGAACTTGCCCCCGACCAGGGACTGGATGTACTCCAGGGTGGGGCGATGGGTGGCGGTCCAGACCACGCGGGCGCTCGTGTCCAGGTCCATGTACCCTTCCCCGTCAGTGTACGCTGCGAGCCATGATAGCTCCACGTCGATCAGGGGGCGCACTGGGGTCGCCCTTCTCGGCAGTACACGAGACCGTCCCCGAACGCGGCGATCTTCGCCCGGGAGCGTCTTCGGGGGGATCGGCGGTCCAACTCCACGGCGTACCACCCGTCAACCACCAGGTCCAGTCGACCTTTCCGGCTACCCCGCCAGAACCCCTTGTTCGGGTAGCGTATCGGTACTTCTACCTGGACTTGGAATCCCGCTTGGAGTAGGGCGGCCGCGGCCTGCTTCTGGAACTGTCCGGCTGATCCGGGGTCCGGTATCTGGTCCAGGATCTCGAGGATGGTACGTCTCATGGGTCCGGTCAGGATTTCCTTACCGCGGGTATGGTAACCGGCGGCACTGATCCCCTCTACTTGTAGGTCCGGGGGTAGGAGCGCCAGCGCCAGTCGTGGCGGCAGAGCTCGGACAGGGACCCCTCCGTGGCGGGGTTGAACATGAAGACCGGAATGCGACACACGTCCGCCGTGTGGCGCTCGAGGCAGGCCCCCTCGGAGTCGTGCCACCCCTCCAGGAGCACGACGGCGTCCTGCTGGAGGAGGGCGTCCAGGTCCCGGCGGAAGGTGCCGCGGATGTCCAGGGAGGCGGCCTCCGTCCCCCCGACCAGCTCCAGGTCGGCCTCGAGCGGGGACCAGACCTCGTGACCGAGCTCCCGGAGGTGGGTGGCCGCGGAGCGGAAGACCGGGGCGTTGTACTCCGGGATGCCCCGCATGGGGCCGGCGAGGTAGATCTTCATTCCAGGTCCTCCAGCGCGTCGGAGAGGGAAGCGTCATGAGCGATGCAGCAGACGTACCCATCGCGGTGATAGACCCACACATCGCCCTCGTCGTCCCGACCTACCGCCGGGTCCCAATCGTAGGGGACCGTGGTCGCCGAAGCCAGGCGAATCGGCCCGACGACAGCGGTGGCGGACGCCCACCAGGACGGCGCTGGAGCGGAACCCGGCCAGGTGGTGGCCGCGGCTGGCGACTCCCCTCTCTCCTCCTCCTCCGCCTCGAGCTCCAGCTGTAGGAGGGCCAGGGCCCGCCAGGCCAGGTGGGCCGAGTGCCGGACTCCCTCCGAGTCCCGCTTGCCGCGGTCCAGGAGGTGGCGGCCGATGCAGTCGGCGTGGTCCGCTGACTTCTCCCGGGACCAGTGCAAGGGCTCCCCGGGGTTGTGCTTGTCGTTGCCCAGCTTGGAGCAGAGGGCCACCTCCAGGAGGGCGTCCGGGAAGTAGTCGAGGACGCCGGAGACGATCGGGCGGTCCTTGCGCTCCTGGGAGGTCAGGTCGTGTCGGTTCATGAGGCGGGCGTCCACATGCGGACGGTCTTGGTCTTCCGGTCGTAGTCCCCCTGGCGCAGGATGCGAGCCAGGCGGGCTTGCAGGAGGGCATCCTCCTCCGTCTTCCCCGCCTTCTCGAAGGCCTCGAGCACCACCTCCCAGGTGGCCCCCTTGTCCCCGAGCAGGCGCAGTGCCCTGACCGTCCCGATGCCCGGGCAGCCAGGGTAGTTGTCGGTTCGGTCCCCGGTCAGGGTCTGGTGGAGATGCCACCGCTCCCCCTCCTCCGGGGTCACCTCGAACAGCGTATCCGAGTCCGGGTTGTAGTGCCACCCCGGGATCTGGCGGAGGTCCTTGTCGATGGTGACGATGACCTTCCCCTCGAGCGGCTCCTTCGTGGCGAGGAGGCCGAGCATGTCGTCCCCCTCCAGGCGTGGCTCGCTGACCGTCTTGGCGTGGGCCTTGAGGCGGGCCTCGAGCTCCAGGAAGCCGGGGGGCTTCGGGAAGGCGGCGCGGTGCGCCTTGTACTCGGCGTACAGCTCCTTCCGGAAGTTCGCCCGACGGTCGCCCAGGGCAATCAGGACCTTCTTCGCGCCCAGCTTGCGGCGCAGCTTCGCGAGCTCCTCGCGGATGAAGCCGCCCGCCTGGCGGAGGTCGACCGACCAGGAGACCTCGTCGTCCCACTGGATCTTCGTGGAGGCGACGGAGCAGGCGCGGTGGAGGACGATGTCCCCGTCGAGCAGGATGGTGGTGAAGTTCATAGGGTGATCCGGCTTTGGCGGACGACCTGAATCCCGAACAGTCGGGCATCCGGGTCCCCCACGTCGATCAATCGCGTACTGTCGTATCGCCTCCGCAGCTCGACATTGAGCATGTCCACGAGCAGGTCAGGGAGGACGATTCGGCGGAGCTTCTCCGCGGTCTGCCGGAAGTGCTCCTCCGCCGCCGCCATCAGGCAGTCGAGGACGGGAGTCTTGTACTCGAGGCGGTCCATCTACTTCGCGGTCCAGTCAGGGCCGATGCCGGCGTGCGCCGCCAGCGGGATGCGGAGGCGGTAGTACTCCCCCGCCTTCGAGATCGCTTGCACGAGGTCGGCCGCGCACTCCTCCGCCCGCTCGGTCGGCACCTCACAGACCATCTCGTCGTGCACGTGCATGACCTGGTACGGGAAGGTCCACCGCCAGGCGAGTACCGGGGCCTTCTTCATGAGGACCGCCGCCCCGCCCTGGCCCAGGGTGTTGAGGGCCGCGTTGTCCTTGACCACCCACAGGCGGCGCCCGTCGAGCGTGCGCAGCCAGCCGCGGGCCTTCGCGTCCCGGGTCACCCCACGGATCAGCTTCCCGAGGCCGGGCAGGCTGTTCAAGAGGGCCTCTCGCTTCTGCTCCCCGGCGGCGGGCCGGACCCCGAGGATCTGGCCGACCTTCTTCCCGAGGGCCCCGTAGAGGATGGCGTAGAAGGCGGTCTTGGCCACGTCCCGGGTCGTCCCCAGGACCTCCGCGTTGCGCGTGTGGATGTCCGACTCAAGTAGGAGGCGGGCGAACTCCCCGTTGTCCAGGGGGTACGAGTAGTGGGCGATGACGCGGGCGTCGATGCCGGCGGCGTCCGCCACGACCAGGGAGTGTCCTGGCTTCGCCACCCAGCACCGCCGGCACTCCGGCCCCCAGGGCTTCTGGACCTTCGGGACCGCGCTCATGTTGGGCTTCGAATGGGTGCAGCGCCCCGTCACCGCGGCGTTATGCTGGACCCGGCCGTACACGCGCCCGTCCTTCTTCACGACCTTGAGCCAGGCCTCGTCCCCCTCGGCCACCTGGCCCAGGCGCATCTTGATCATGAGGCGCTCGGCGAGGATCTTGGCCTCCGGGTAGGGGAGGGTCTTCATGATCGCCTCGTCGACCTTGGCCTGGCCGGTGGCGGTGAACTTGGTCGGACGCCATCCGTACTTCTCGCGCAGGGCGCGGGCGATGTGGGCCCGGCTGTTCGGGTTGAAGGGCGTCTCGAAGTCGACCCGGATCTTGCGCTTGGGGGTGATCCGGAAGTCCTTGAAGGGCGGGAAGGCGACGGAGATCTCCTCGTTGAGCTCGGCCCGGCGGGCGGTCAGCTTGGCGACCAGGTCGTCCACGGCCCGGCGGTCCAGCTGGAAGCCGCGCTTCTGCTGGGCGTCGATGATGCGGGCGAACGCGGTCTCGAGGTCCAGCTGCTCCTCGGTCGGCTGGTGCTTGAGGATGCGGCGCACGAGGAGGTCGAGGACGATGACGTCCTGGGCGCAGTACTCGAGCATCTCGGGGGTGAGGTGGTCCCAGCTCTCCGGGCTCTGGCCCTTGTAGTCCCCCAGGCGGTAGCCCCAGGCCTCGAGCGAGTGCCCGTGCCGGAACTGCTTGTCCGGGAAGCGGCCCCGTTTGAGGTTGATCGCGTCCTTCTTGCGGAGGTAGGAGTCGGGCCAGATCGTGCGGGCCGCGATGATGCTGTCCCGGGCCACGCCGCGGGGGGCCCAGCCGGGGTACACCTTCTGGATGGCGGGGATGTCGAAGAACTCCCCGTTGTGGGCCCAGATCTCGTCCCCGGCGGCGAGCACCTCGAGCCCCTCCTCGAGCGAGCCATCCCGGCCGGCGAGCTCCGGCTGGTCGTGGTAGCGGCGCACGACCGGGTCCCCCTCGGCCAGGAGGCAGAGGCAGTGGATCTTGGTCAGCTCGTGGAGGAGGCCGTTGGTCTCCGTGTCGTAGACGATGCGGGTCACGAGGGCACCTCATCGAACGGCGACAGCTCGCGGTACGTCCCGGTCTCCTGGTCCCACTCGAGCGTGCAGGCCAGGCCGGTCACCCCGATGGGGCGGTTCTTGCGGACGAACACCCGGACGTCGGCCTCGTCGGAGGCCTGGTTCCGGGAGAGGGCGATGACCACGTCCGACAGCTGCTCGATGGCGCTCGAGCCCCGCAGGTCGGACAGGTGGGGGTCCGTGCCGGTCTCGTACCCCGGCCCCTGGCGGCGCTTGAGCTGGGAGACCAGGAGCATGCCGGCCCCGGTCTCCTCCACCAGCTTGCGCATGCTCGCCATCGTGCGGTCGATCGCCCGGCGGTCGCTGTCCCCCTCGTCCCCGGACACGGCCAGGGTGATGTGGTCCAGGACCACGAAGGTGCACCCCAGCCCCTTCACGAGGTAGCGGATGCGGGAGGCGAGTTCGTCCGAGTCGGTCGTCCCGAAGTGGTCCAGGAGGGCCAGGCGGTCCGCCAGCTCGGTCCGCCACACGGGCTCGAGGGCAGTCCAGTCGACCGTCTCGGTGCGGTAGTTGCGCTTCGTGAGGATCCCCAGCATCCCCGTCAGGGTCTGCTTCGCGTTCTCCTCGAGCGCCACGATGCCGACCTTCTCCCCCGAGCGGATCAGGTGGACGGCGAGCTCGCGGCAGAAGCTGGACTTGCCGATGCCCGTGCCGGCCGCGATCGTGACCAGCTCCTTCCGGCGCAGGCCCCGCAGCTTCTCGTTCAGGCCGGGCCAGGGGTAGGGGATGACCGGGGTGTCGGCCTCGAACGTGGCCCGCTCCCAGAGGGCGGCCCCCTCCAGGATCCCGTCCGGCCGCCAGGGGCGAGCCGACCAGGAAGCGTCCACCAGCTCCTTCTCCCTCCCCGCCACGAGCATCTCGCTGGCGTCCTTGAGGGGGAGGCGGGCAATCTTGGCCCGGCCGGGGGAGAGGACGGCGGCGGCGGCCTGGGCGTTCTTCGCGCCCTCCTCATCCTGGTCGAACATGATGACCACCTCGTCGAAGGTCTCGAGCCACTCGAGGTTGTCGGCGAAGGCGCGCTTGGCAGAGCCGGCTCCGTTCGAGAGGCTGACGACCGGCCAGCGGAGGTCCAGGACCTGGGACATGGAGAGGGCGTCGAGCTCCCCCTCGGTCACGATCACCTTCCGGCCCCCGTCGCGGCAAAGGTGGCGGCCGTAGAGGGACTCGGCCCCCTTCGGGTTGCCCACCCAGCCGAAGTCCTTGGCCCGGCTGCGCCACTTCTGGGCCACGATGTGGGGCCCATCCTTCGCGGCGTACTGCGCGACCTGGACCACCTCCTCCCCCCGCCTGGCGAAGCCGTAGCGCCAGTGGGCGCACGTTTCCTGGTGCAGGCGGCGGGAGGCGATGGCCATGAAACGGACCGGACCGAGCAACCCACCCGGGTGGATCACCCTGGGTTCAGGCGTGCGCGCCGAGTCGCTCGAGTCCGGTCCTTGTTTCATACCGCAGGAGTAGCAGAGGAGCCATCCCGAAGTGTAGCGGGCTGCAGCATCGGACGAGCCACACTTCGGGCAAGGCTCGTGATGCGAGAAGACGCTCTCAGGCACGCGCTTCCGCGGCCAAGAGCCGGGCCACCAGGGCCTCGAGCTCGGTCAGGCGCACGAGAACGTGCCACTCGCCCCCATCCTCCCGGAGGAGGACCGCGGGGACTTCCTGGCCCCGGGCCTGGGACCGGGCTTGGTCCATGAAGCGGAGGGCCCCGATCTTGCGGCGACCCTTCACCTCCACGGACACACCCTCGACCTGGAGGTCGGCGGCCCCGTCTACCCCGTTCCGCGCAGCCCGGGCGGCGATGCGCCCGAACTGGCGGTTGAGGGCGTGGGCGGCCTCGCGCTCGAGGCGGGCGCCTTTGCGACGGGAGTCGACCATCAGGCCATCTCCTGCCAGAACCAGATGGCCAAGGCCACGACCTGTCGCGACTGGAGCTTTCCATCCGCGAAACCGACCAGCTCCTCCAGACGCTCCAGGTGGGCGAGAAGATCCGAGGGGATCTGGTCCATCGGGCAGCGCAGCATATCGCCGGCCAGAGCCCGGACGTAGTTGCTTACCACTCGGCTTCCTCGTCGGAGATCTCGGCCCCGCCCGTGACGACCGGCTCGGCCGGAGCGTGCGTGACCTCGACCGGGTCGCTGGCCGTCGTCCCGGCGCTCTCGATGTAGCCGTCTTCGATCTCGTCGAAGCCGGTGTCGACCTCCCCGATCGCCACGAAGTCCTTGACCTGGACCCCGACCAGCAGCAGGGAGAGCCCGCTCCCGAGGGCGGCCGTGTAGAAGGGCTTGGGGACGAACTGGCGCATGGGCTGCTTCTTGGCGTCCTCGTACTTCGGCCGGTTCTCCCCGAAGACGCGCTCGACGCCGTTCTCGTCCTTCCCGATCCGGCGGAACTTGAGGCGGAACGAGAAGCGGATGTCCTCGAGCGTCTCCCCGGTGTCGGGGTCCTGGAGGTTGCGGTAGGGCTTGTCGGCCCGCTTGATCTCGGCGATCTTGGGCTTGTCCTTCTGGATCTCCGCCAGGTTCTGGGCGTAGGCGTCCTCGTAGAGGGCATCGAGCGTCTCGATGAGCGGCGCCGCCTCCTCCGGCGAGAGGATGAGCTGCACGGAGAACTCCCCGCGCTGCTTCTGGAACTTGAAGGAGGGGCGGATCAGGTTGCTGTACCCGGCCCGCCCGAACGGGGTGATCATGGGTGTCTTGGTCATGAGAATAGGTAGTCGGAGTCGAGGACCCGCACCGGGTCCAGGGTTCCCCTTTCGGGGGGCTGAGGGAAGTCTACCCTACCCCCAGCGTTCGTGACGAGTTCATCTCGCAATTTCTGGAGCCAGTCCTCCTGGAACACGGCGGCGTACTCCTCCCGGATCACCCGGTTGAGCAGCGGCATGTCCGGGGCCAGGGCACCGAAGCTGTCGTGGATCGTGGAGACCGGCGTGCCGGCCGGCAGGCGGGCCACGACTCGGGCGAGGATGCCGGCGTCCAGCGAGTGTACGAAGTTCGCGGCCAGGGCCCGCACGTGGCGCCCCTTGTTGAGGCGGTCCCCCGCCTTCTTGCTCCGCACCCACCGCACCCGCTCCCCGAACTTGGTCCGGACGGTGGTCGTGCTCATGTTCGTGTAGGCCTGGCGCACTGGGAAGCCGCTCGGGGCCCGCCAGGTCGGGGCCACGCCCGCGTCCACGCTCGTACGGGCCATCGCCTTGAGCCACTCGAGGGCGGCCAGGGGCCGGCCCAGGAGTTCCTGGATCGCCCGCCACAGGAGGGTGGCGAGGGCGTCGAAGGGCTGGCGGAGGCCGAAGCCGGCCCACCCGTCCGGGCGGCCCTGGCGCATCTCC